TTACTTCCCCACTACCCCTGCGGCTTGGGCGTAGTGGGCGTACGTGAAAGCGAGTTGAGGTAATTGAGGAGCGCAAGCAGCCCGCAGACGAATGCGAGGAAGTACTCCCCATTCCCCGCACTTGTTATGGTAAACGAGGTGAGCGCCCCGCTCAACTAGGCGGAGAATCTCACGCCTCGTCTACCTGCACCGGCTCGACCGCGACTACCAACTTGTACAAGCCGTACTTGGTGGTCGGCAAGCCCAGCGATGCTGCCGCATCATTGCAAAGCGAGTTCAGCAACAATCGCGAGCCTCGCGTTGGCTGCCACTCCAGATGCGTGCGTCCGCATTGATCGCAAGCCTGTGGAGCCAACTTCGGCTTTCCCACATACAACTCATGGTTGTCGTTCCTATCCGGTTTCACCGCGAAGTAGAGTGTACGCGGCCCCTTCTTCCGTCTCCGTCGTGTGGTCATTTCGCCTCCGCTGCCCGCAAAGCCGCCGCGCGGATTGCCGCATCTACGGTCGGCCAGTCGGCTTGTAGATACTCGTTGTCGCTTAGTGGACCAAAGCGTGATTTCGTCACCCGCTTCGGATCGCCCCGCCACTGCAGGTAATGCACGCGCTTCCCGCCCTGCGCATTCATAATCCCCATGTGCAGGACGGTGCTGAAGTAACTCGGCAGTTGGTTCTTAAACCCGCCGGGTATGTCGGGGATGATCTTGGAGGCGGAGGGGTCGGCTTGCGTCTTCAACATTTCAGTAACCTGCGACTCCGTGGGATGTGCGGCGGCGATCCAATGCACGCCTAATCCACGTATCGCGCGCATTAGGCGAACGCCACTCTCCTGCGTCATGCGGAGGTGAGTGTAAAATGCGGCCCCATCCGGTGACTGGGCAGCAGGCGGCTCGGTCTTCTTATACTTCGCCATCGACGCGTTGAAGCCGAGGCGGCCCACCGCCGAGATAGTATCCGTAGCGAGAACGGCATAACGCGGCGGCTTCCCATCCTCCACATCCTTCGCGCACTCCAAATACACGCGCTGCAGCCAGCGGCACATCGTGTGATGGCCGTCCGCCGCCCACTCGTTCAAATTCGGTTGGAAGGTCACATCGTCAAACTCGCCGAATGTGTAGTGCGGCGCGTCTAACCCAAGGTAGGAATCGCGTTCATCACTTCCGGGAGCGCAAACGACCGCGCCGCTCCCATACGCTTCCAGCATCCGCCGCATCAGCGTAGACTTCCCAACCCCGCTTGCGCCGGTGACCAAAATAGAGTGTGTGAATTGCATGGATGCCTAAGTTAACCTAGTAAGCGGGAAACGACAAGGGCCGTTAACGTGATGGCTGGTCAGCATTTGCAAGCTCCCACGCACGCTTCGCCTTCTCCAATTCATCGGGCGGTTTTGCTTTGTGAGCATGCGCAACAATCAATGCTTTCGCTGCCAGCATTGCGGATAGTAGCGAACGTTTGGGATTAAAAAGTGTGGGGCGAGACGGAAATCTTCCTATCGTGCTATCGTGGAAAACGGATACTTCGCCATCCCGCAGGTCGAGATAGACGTAATACCGCTCTCCATTCGCTGAAACAACTGCCACCGTTTCAATACTCACTCGCCCTCCGCTCGTTTGCGCCAATTGCAATTGGCGCAAAGCAGTTGATACTTCTTTGGCTTAGCCACTACTTCCCGGTAAAATTTGTTGTAGTGTCCAAGCCGTTGCATTTCTTTAGTACCGCCGCCAGCTACGTGATCTATTTGCAAAACAACAGTGTCTATTTCTCCACACGCCTTGCACGCATTTCCTAGTACAGCGTACGCCGCGCGCTTAAGTTTGGCATAATAAGCTCTTCCAGCTTTGCGTTGTAGCGCAAGCCAACGACGACGATTGCGCTTTCTCCACGCCTTCATAGTTGCATAGGCATGCTTTTTGTTGCGTTTATACCAAGTCTTCTTCATATACCAAATATATCAGTATTCAGACGGAATGTCAAGATATTCACCACGCAAAATCGCCGCACGTTGCGCAGGCTCGGCAATACACAACCGCCGGAAGGGGCATTCGACATTGTAGCTGAAGCAGTCGTGATAATTCGTCGCCGTCTGATTCACCGCGATCTCCTCCGCCACCGACACGTCGATTGGAATCCCCGTGTCTGACTCGATCAACCGCCGATCTTCGTCCGCAACGCGGATAAACTGCCGCTCGGCTTCGTCGAGTGTCGCGTCGTCCCATTCCGGACAGGTGTAGTACCGCACGCGGCTGGGGATATCCTTCAACACGCCCTCAATCACCACGTCGAGCAGCGGCATGTCATACACACGTTGCATCGCCCGTCGATACAGCTTCATCTGCAAACTCATTTCCCACTGCCGCTCCCATCTTGGGTCTAATCGTTGAGCGGTCTTCGTATCAACTACAACCAAATGCCCGCGATCTTTGTTGAAGAGCACGCGGTCAGTCTGGAAACTCAACCGATGGCGCCCAAGCGGCATCTCCAGTCGGTCTTCAATCGACACCACCTGCCACGGGCCCATTGATTGAAACGGCCCAGCGAGTGTCGCATCGTTGACGTAGCTCGCAAGCATCCCCGTCGCGAGTTGCTCCGTCGTCTTCTCCGTCATGCTCCCCGACAGCCCACTGTGCATTACTCGCAGCACGCGTTCCGCGTCTGCATGCGACGCGCTGCGCCACCACTCGGCAGCCCCCGCGTGAAACACCGTGCCGAATGCAAGCGACGGGCTGTGGTAGCGCCCGCGCTCCAAGATGTCAGCGAGGAAGTGTCGGCGGTGACAGCGACTGCCTAGCTCGGCACGCGTCGGCGTTAGTACGATTGGTAGCTGTAGTCGGCTCATGGTTTCCCCACGTAGTGTGCAATGATGAATGCACGCAGCCAGTCGCGCTCCTCGCAGACCGCCGCAAGCCGCGCCTCCAACTCCGCGCAGTGGATCGCCTGCATCAAGGCGTCGTGTTCAGGGTTATGAACACTTGCATCTTTCCCAGCAGGTTGTGGGCGCAGTAGCCGCACCAGCATGGTATCTCCATTCCTAATTTCAGCATCGCCCCGCGTTCTGGCGGGATGCGACGAAGGCCGCCGCAGATGGCACAGTTAACCGCAATCTTCTTTGGCCGGTAACGACAAATTGGACACGCAACCGACGTATGCGGTTTCACATCGTATTTTACAGCATACCTGTTAGGAATACTGTAGTGAGCAGAAGTATAACTCATCACACTGTCCTCTTACACACCGCACACTCCCGCTTCCCGCATCTGCCTGTCTCGGCGATACGCGGCGCGCGCATGCTCATCCGATGCTGCCGCGCATAGCGAGTCAGCAGCCCGCGCACACGTTGTGCATGTTCAATGTATACACGATTGCGATGAAGTGCGTCAGGCTGCACGCGTTCCTCCATTTCGGCGGTGACGCGCGTCGCGTCGGCAAGCTCATGCAGCACACTACGCAACTGCTTCGCGCGCTGGTAACCAGGCCGCTTCTTGATCTTTTTATACGACGCGTCGGGCGGATGTAGGCGCACGTACTTCTTAAAGCTCGGCGAGTCCGCCTGCCTCCCCCACTTCCGATTCTTCTTCCCGCCTCTACGCACTCCGGCCATGCATTTCCTCGATGATTAGGCTGTCAGTATCATTGACGAGCACAGCATGCCACTTCTTAATCATTTGTGGATTGTCCAACGCTTTCCACGACATTCTGCAGCCATTGCGGCACAACTCTAACCGATTGGTGTCGCGCGTAAACAAGTGCCCAAACAATCGGCAATGCACGTCAAGCGCGGTAGCATCATCGCTCATATGGCACGTAGAAGCAGTCACCACGCGTTGGATATCTATGCCCACGAAACGTGCTATGCGTGCGCCGCTTCGCCTCCTCGCACGGCAGCCCGCAGCTATGACACGGCTCTTGAGTATCCGAGTTGATATGCGACGAGTAGTATTCGTGCCCAAACACGCGGCAACGGACAAGAGCGGCGGTGCGCTCCTCGCTGGCGGGGAAATCGGCAGGCGATTCCATGCTCCTCGCAGGATACGCGGTGTGGAGGCAAAAAAGCAAGTGCTGAAAATTCAGCATTTGTAACGAAACACCGAACGTTTGCCGAAGGAGGCGAATGAAAACCGAAGGTGAAGAAACACCGAAGATCGGGCGGCGGCGGCGGCACGGGAATTGCTAGGCGGCAAAAATCGTGCCGCCGCGCAGTGGTACGAAAGTTGTGCGGCATGAAAGTTGCTGGCGCGGCGGTTTCTACGCACGTTTTTTAGTCTCGTAACCTTATACACCCCAACGCGTTAACAACACTTGCGCGCCCCTCTCTCTTTCAATTAGTATAAGGGTCGGTAGTGCAACGCTACCGACTACAACCGAAGTGGCGAGACCGTTAGCGGAAGCGAAGCGGGACAACGCCGAAACCTGAGACTCGCGCGGTGTATCGTCCACACACGATGACCGCAACCGCGCCAGCTACAGGAAACGTTAGGCAGTAAATCGCGCGGCGGTTTCTCCCGTGACACGTTCGCGGCAATCGCACACAACGCGTTGACCTGCCTAACAAGTGGATTCCACCTGCACCGAACAACTGTCTTGCTGTTGATCCATTCCCCACAACATGGAGGCAAACGTGACCGCGCAAACTCTCGCCGCGTTGAAGCGGCTCGCCGACAAGTGGACCGCGCCAGTCTACATCAAGCCACCGAAACGGCGGCAAGTGCGGTTGCACTAATGCGCCGCTACGAATGCAGCAAGTGTCGCGTGTACGGCGCTGCACACTACGCGCACACAATCAACGATGACGGAACACTGACCAATGTCAGGCTGTGTACCGCCTGCCACAAAGAATGGAGGGACGATGCGGAAGCGAAGCCAAGCACAACACGAGTTGCTGATGCGGATAGCGCGCGACGTGATTGAATCGCGGAGCGAAGTTGTCGTCTTGTATTCCCCCCGCCGTACTATCAAGGCACTACGCGAGCGGGGCGATTTACTGCCCGCTACTACACACAGCAACGCGTACAGCCTCGCCGCACACATCAGCGAAGGATACCTACGGCTGGCAATGCGGAAGCATTACGAACGCACGCGGGGCGAGGCACGCAAGGAAGCGGCCTATGAACATGCGCGCGTGATGCGACGCGCAGTGGATCGCGCGATAGCAAACCGCGTAGACCCGTCGCAGATAACACAACTCATTATCGTCGCGTGGGAAGCGGACGACAATTACAAGCAGGTGGTCGCAGCAGTAGAGACGTTGCGCGAACAACCGATTAGTGACGATGACGTAACCGCTGCGCTAGTCGCGTGGCGGCTTCAGATGCGGATACCCAACGCTTAACCGAAAGGAACGTCATTATGAAACTCTCCCAACTCGCATCCTTACTGCGCGTGACCATTCCCGCGCGCCGTCCTACGCTCGCGGTTGCTTCCCCCGGTGTTGGTAAGACAAGCATCGTCCATCAGGTGGCCGAACAACTCGGCTACGCGCTACGCATCATTCACGGCGTTATCAGCGATCCGACCGACATCAAGGGGTTGCCATTCCGCAGCGCCGACGGGACCGCCGCCGACTTCCTACCATTCGCGGAATGGAAAGAGATTTGCGAGACGGATAAGCCAACCGTCGTTTTCCTAGACGACCTTGGACAAACGCCGTTGTCCGTGCAAGCGCCCCTGATGCAAGCGCTGCACGCACGCCGCGTGAACAACCGCCGCATTTCCGATACTGTGTCATTCATCGCAGCGACGAATCGCAGTAGTGACCGCGCGGGCGTCAATGGCATCCTGTCCCCACTGCTTGACCGCTTCACGGGTGGCGTCGTCCATATCGATTTCGACGTAGACGATTGGGTAGCGCACGTGCTGCAAAACAACGGCTCGCCCATTCTCGCAAGCTTCGCGCGCTTCCGTAGTGAGCTTATCAACGCATTCGACCCGGCAGCGGCGGCGGCGCTGAAGCGTTCCCCCACGCCGCGCGCATGGTTCGAAGGCGTGCAACCGCTGCTGGACACGAATATGATCAACGCGGAATTGATTGGCGCGCAAGTGGGCGAGGGAGCGGCGGCGGAGTTTGTCGCGTTCTATCAACTGTTCACTGAACTGCCCGACCGCGAAGTGATTTACAAATCGCCCAAGTCTGCGCCCGTCCCCGACAAAAAGCCCGACGTGATGTATGCGCTCATGGGGGCGCTGGCGCATGGATGCAAGCGGGAGAACGTCGCGCCGACATTCGAATACCTCGACCGCTGTCCCGTCGAATTCAACGTCCTATTCGTCAAAGACGTTGCCGCGCGTGACGCGAAGCTGATTGAATCGCCCGAGTGGGTTGCGGCATTCACGAAGTGGGGAGCGAAGAACGCGAAAGCGTTGGGGGTATAACATGCAAGCGCCAACACAAGCAGAAATAAAAGCATTCGAGGATAAGGCAAAGCACGCGTTAGGAATCGCGGTAACCGACCTTATCCTTGACTTCCCGTTCTACGCAACGCTTGTCCTCCATCTACAGCGCGTAGTCGCGTGGGACATTCCCACGATGGCGACCGATGGGAAACGCCTCTACTACAACCCATCTTTCGTCACGCAACTCCCGCGCGCGGAGTTGCTCGGCGTGCTATGCCACGAAGGTTGTCACGTCGCCAACCTGCATTGCTTGCGGCGCGAGGGGCGCGACCCGTCGGCGTGGAATATCGCGTGCGATCACGTCGTTAACTACTTGGTCGCGGAGCTTGCGCGGTTGAAATTGCCGCAAGGTTGTATCCCGCCGATTAACGACACGCCCGAACGGTTGTACAAACAACCGCCGCCGTGTCCGCAATGCGGCGGGCAAAACGGCCAGCACAACCCGGGATGCAGCAAGCCCGGCCCCGATTACGGTTGCGGCGGCGTAATGGATGCGATCGATGAACAGGGGAAGCCGTTGACCGGGGCAGCGAAGCAAGAGGCGATCGCCGATACAAAGCTGCGTGTCAAGCGGGCGCTGAATGCAGCGAAGGCGGCGGGGAAACTTCCGGCGGGCATGGAGCGTCACTTTGACGACGTGCTTGCTCCCGTTCTCCCGTGGCGGGAGTTGCTCGCGCGTTTCATTAGCGACGTAACGCGCGACGACTATTCATGGAGACAACCCAACCGCCGCTACATGGCATCGCACGATGTCTACTTGCCTAGTGCGCGCATGCCGCGCGTCGCGCGCATCATCTTTGCTGTCGATACAAGCGGTAGCATGACCGATGCGTTGATACAGAAGGCGGTCGCGGAAGTTAACGGCTGTCTGCAAGCTGCGGCGAGCATGGGACGCGCAACGCTTACCGTCGCGTGGTGTGATACGGAATTGCACGAACAGGATATCGAGAACGTCGCGCAGTGTCGGCCTAAAGGCGGTGGTGGTACGTCGTACGTAGAAGTGATTGACCACTACCGGAAGGAAGATGTAGTCGCGGTCATCTACTTGACGGACGGGTATTGCAGTGACTTCACCCGCGAGCAAGAGTCGCCCGACTACGCGGTATTGTGGCTGTTGATCGAAGGGCATAACGACAGTTTTGCGCCGCCGTGGGGCGAGGTTATCGAAATGACCGGGGGCGACTAATGCTCACATCACGCGAAGCAACCGCCGACCTACTCGACACCATCGACCGCATCGTTGAAGTGTGGGAAGCTGTCGAGTTACAGTTACGTCATACGGACGTGCGCTACGCGGCGCTAATGAATGCAGTGGCTGACGCACGCGATACCGCGCGCTACGTGCGAGAGGCGACCGATGCCGAAACGCTCGAAAGCTGAAACGCTCGCGCGCGTCAAGTGTCGCGTGTTTGGCCATCAATTCAAGAGCGAAACGGACGTGCGCGAATTTTGCACTAATGGTTGTGGGTTGATGTGGAGCGAGGCGTGCGATTTGTATACTGCCTTCAATCCTACAATGCCTGCTGACCGCCGCCTAACGTTTCACATTCCCTACGTTACACAAACATGGAGGTGACACAATGCTTAACAACATTCTTGACCTATCACAGCGCGCATTAAGCGCCACGCTTCACCTGTCCGCATGGACAGGCCAGCGTATCGACAACACGGCAACACGAACGGTACAGACAAAGCACAGCACGGCGAGCGATAGCGGGAAGTTTGCCAAAGCGTTGCTCCCCAAAGATGCGCTTGCGGCAATCAATACCGCACACAGTCGCGCGCGCCAATCCTTCCACTACCTAACGCTTCCGTGGCTGGACGATGCGACGCGCATTTTCCCCGCCAGCAACCTACTGAGCTTCCGCGAAGAAATGCGGAAGCGGCGTGAGGCGTGCGGGGAAGCGTATGACGAATTCGTGCGCAAGTATCCCGAGTACTTGGCAAGTGGGCCCGCACGTCTCGGTGACCTATACCACGCGCGCGAGTTTCCCGACGCGGATAGCGTGCGCAACCTGTTCTCTTTCTCCCTGACCATTGCGCCGGTCGCAAGCGGAGACTTCCGCATTACCAACGTCACCCCGGAGCAAGAGGCGGAGTTGACGGCGGAGTACACGAATGCGGCGCGGGAACAAATGGGCGCGGCGCAACGCGAGTTGTGGACGCGTCTCGGCGACGTGCTGCGTCACTTCGCCGACACGATGGCGACCAAAGACAAGATTTTCCACGGCTCAACAGTAGAGAAAGTGGTAGAGCTTGCCAAGCGCGCGCCGTCGCTTTCGCTCGTACCCGACAGCGATCTACAACGCGTGTGTGACGATGTGCTGCGGCGTGTGTCGCTCGCGCATGCGGACACGTACCGCGCGGACGAATGGGCGAGGCAAGAGGCGGCGAATGTCGCGCGTGACGCGTTGCGGCAGGTGGAGAACAAGTTGGCGGGGGCGTTCGTGTGAAGTGTCCACTAAGCAGACACGCGCGCGGCGTTCTTGCCGCGCGCGGTTGCTCTCTATGCGGCGGCGTTGGTCGCATCACGATAGAACGCGCAACGCAGTTTCGTCTTGGCATTCCCGTTGTGTGTCGCGGGCCTGTCTGTCGCAGGCGCACCGAACCCGCATTGATTAAGCGGGTCGTAGACGTTCATGGACGCGTGTTAGGCATGCATGCGTTAGTGGTGAAATAATGCGTTGCGAGCTATGCCGCGCGCGTGGCGAAGTGTACGCGACGTGCGCAATCTGTGGCGGGACGGGCCGCGTTGCGTATCTGCGCGCGTTGTTCGTGCGGTTACGTATCGCGGTCCCCTGCTACGGGACAAGTTGCCGCCGCGATCCAAAACGGCGGCGTAGCGTTGTACTTACCCAAACGCGAAAGGTAGGCTGGCAACATGTGGACCCGTAGCGTTTCTCCAATCTGGGCGCTGCTCGGTTTCGTCGCGGCGTTCGTCGTGTGGTGGCCATGACGCGCGAACAACAAAAAACACGTCGCGTTGCTGTGCGGCTTGGCTTGTTGTCGTGTGAAGTAGTGACGCAAGCAATAGCAGATATGCCCGCGTGTGGCAAGCAGGGCGTGCGCATCTACTACAACATCGTTGTCTGTCGTATGTGCGTTGAAACCGTGCGCGGACATGCAGGCATCGTCGCGCGGCGATACATGCGGCGTGCGATGCTGACGCGCAGTGTTGAGGAGTACCGACAACTCACACGCACGCGAAATGAGAAACGCGCGCGGTAAGCAGTAGGCGGTAGGCGGAAATGCCTAACGCGGAAGTGTTAGGCATTTCTTTCGGCCGTCTACTTTGTCGCGTAAAGCACTTTGCACAAGCAAGTAGTTTGCGGGGCGGAGCGGCCTGGCCCACACGTGCAGCGGCAACATGCTAAATTTTTAGCATAGCGGGCGCAGCGGCGATCGGCGTGTGGTGTATAGCCCTCCCGGCGAAAAACCGACGGTTTAACCCGCTCTTGCCTAGCTCTGTAAAATATCGACATTACACACGACGAGTACTACTGGTGGAGGACTGCGGGGTAACTAATAGCGGCGTATGCGGTTATGCTGCGCTCTTAGGCAGTGGATGTAGTGTTCGGCTTGCCACGTAACCGCATCAATCCACCCGCCGCACGATGTGCAGAAGTGTGCATTGTCCGGCACCTCCCGCCCGTCATTAAGCAACTGCAGCACGCTGCAACCGTTTTCAATTGCCTCGCGTGTAGCACTAAACTTGCGTCCATCGCAACGCGTAAATTCGAACCAATCGCCGGGCGGTCCGATGATGGAATAGTCGGAAAGAGGGAGGAGTTTAATACGAACTTTGTAGGGGGTGAGGAGAAAGCGGAGGCGGGTTAGCAGCGGATCGTCGCTCATTGATCGTTTGACGCGCGTTTAATTCGTAAGCGGATGCGTAGCGCCAATTCTTGACTTGCTAATTTAAAGCAGCCCACGCATCCCATTCATTCTTATGTCCTGATGGTGCGCGCGCACACAACCACCGACCGATTGGTGTACGACAAAGGAAGTTTTGAATTGGTGCATTGCGGTCGCAGCAATGTATCCACAACCAATCATATATTCGTTGCATGCGCCCGCCGAGTGGGAGGTAGTTGGGGCTCTAGGATTCGAACCTAGGTATGCTGATCCAAAGTCAGCAGTCCTGCCGCTGGACGAAACCCCAGTAGTCGCTGGTTAAGCGACGAGAGCAGCCCACCAAGGGATCGAACCTTGCATTTCCCGTTTTGGAGACGGGCGTCGCGCCGTTGCGACTAGTAGGCTAAGTGGACCGCCAGGGAGTCGAACCCTGTCTACTGCAGTGCAAGTGCAGTGTGCTCCCGATATCACTAGCAGCCCGTTGTGTAACAACTGGGGCAGCAGGCTTCGAACCTGCAACCTCGCGGTTAACAGCCGCGCGCTCCGCCGGTTGAGCTATACCCCATTGATCGCCGAGTTAGCAGGACCAAAGGCCCAGCCGCATATCCTGCTCTTCAAACTACGGTGTCAAACTCGGCGAAGTTGCCCCACTTGGATTCGAACCAAGATCGCTTGTGTCAGAGACAAGCGTCCTGCCAATTAGACGACAGGGCAATGCTTACTGCTTCGCTTCGTAGAACCACGAGCGGTATTCGTGGCCCTGCACAAACTTCATGTAACATTCAAACTTGCGGCTGCCATCGAGCGGGGGGAGACGTAAGCGGTGGCGAAGAGGAATATCGTCCGCAACCTCCCCCGTACTGCCGCAGAGCGTGCAGCTAAAGTCAACCAGATGCTGGTGTAGCTGCGCTACCGTCCGGCACAGCGGGCACGGGACCACTCGCCGCCTCCTGTTGTTTCCGCGTTGGTCCTGCGATGGTTAGTGCCGCCATCGCGTTCGCCAGCAGTACAACGTGCTGCGCGACATCCATCGCAACCTCCGGCGGGTTCGCCGATGTGGCTGCGACGGGGAAGTCGGCGGGACGAGCGGCGACGATTGCGGCTGCCGCCTCGACCAATACTAGTTGCCAACTGAGCAGCTTCCGATTCGAATGGCTTGTCATAGTCTCGCTAGCTGGATTTGAACCAACCGCCTCCACGTTCGGAACGTGACGCTCTATCCTAATGAGCTATAGCGAGAAGTCCGCCGGGTGGGAATCGAACCCACCGCCTCCTGATTCGTAGTCAGGCGCTCTATCCTACTGAGCTACCGGCGAGTGCAGCCTTTCGCCCCCTGTATCCTGTCGAGCAGGCGATGCTCTAGGTCGGCCTAGACCGTTGAGGGAGCCACCGGGCAGTCGCTACTCGTGGAATCGAACCACGCACGCGCGGTGCTTCAAACCGCCGCTCTACCACTTGAGCTAAGTAGCGCAATCGCCGCTGTGGGATTTGAACCCACCATCTGAGAGATATAAGCTCCCTGCTTTACCCGAGTAAGCTAAGCGGCAGTCTCGCCAGCAGGAATCGAACCCGCGTCGGCTGCGGTAGAAACGCAGTTGCACTCCAGCACGCATGACGAGCTACGCGACTGGCGGGATTCGAACCCGCGCTCCCCCGCGTGACAGGCGGGTGCCTTAAACCGCTAGGCCACAATCGCAAACGGAAGCTAAGGGACTCGAACCCCTGACGGGTGTTTAACCCGCAACAGTTTTCAGGACTGCGCCCTCGACCAGCCGGACAGCTTCCAATAGGCACACGGAGCGTGAAGGATTCGAACCTCCGTTGCGTTAAGCAAACGCGGTTAGCAACCGCGCGCGATCAGCCTCTCTGCCAACGCTCCTAAATCGCCCTATCTACAATCGGCGTTAACTCCGGTAGAAGCGGCTTGTATACAATCCCGCTCGCGGGCCGCTTGTCGGGCGAAGTGGTGGAACCGGGAGTCGAACCCGAAGTGAGGCGTGCCTCGCCTGATTTACAGTCAGGTGCCTCACCCAGGAGGCGTCTCCACCATTACTTACCCAGCCACTGCGTGCCCCACCAAGCTCTATCTGTATTCGAGAATGGAGCAATCGGCGGTAACCCCAATCTATACGTTGCGCCAACTAAATCATCAACCTCTTGCTTACTGTTGCACAAATTACACGGGCGCACATACGGCTTACTACTTCCTTTACAACGCGGACACGTTACCATACGCGCCTCGGTGGTCAAGAGCCGAGTGAGGGAATCGAACCCCCGACATCGGAGTTACAGGCTCCGCGCTCTCCCTAGCTGAGCTAACCCGGCGTGTGTCTACCGCTCGCTGCAATCGCCGAGCGGGTACTTAAACTTACAATGCGGGCAGGGCGTTCCGCAAGTGGTCTCGACAACTGCGCCGCCGCATTGGACGCAGTTGCCGCTTATTACACAAGTAGTCATAGAGAAAAAGTCGGCAGCCTTGGAGTTGAACCAAGAACCTCTCGCGTATCAGGCGAGCGCGCTAACCAATTGCGCCAGCCGCCGGGTGTAGTGCTCGCTGTTGGGGTCGAACCAACGCGCTATCGCTTAAGAGGCGATTGCTCTTCCAACTGAGCTAAGCGAGCAGTGCCTACTGAGGGACTCGAACCCCCAAGAGCCAGTTTCTAAGACTGGTGTGTCTACCAATTGCACCAAGTAGGCGAGTGCTGCCTGTAGGATTCGAACCTACACTAATTGCGGTTTGAGCGCAATGCCTCTACCCAGTTGGGCTAAGGCAGCAGTTGACTAAATCGAATACGTCCGCTTCTTTGTCGCGGACTTGTCTCGCTTAACACGGAGGTGATGCCGCAGCTTCCACTGCATATGCCGCTTCTTACTTCCAAGCTTCCGCCGCCCCTTCGGCGCGCGACGGAGACGTGCTCTCCACCCCATACGAACCTCGACGAGTGAGTAGTACCGCCTATGGGATTCGAACCCATCTTCTTGCGTTGAGAACGCAGCATCCTAACCGAATAGACGAAGGCGGCGAGTAATGGCAGTGGTGGGAGTCGAACCCACTGAGTCCAGCTTATGAGGCTGGCGCAGGAACCGTGCCTGCTCCACTGCTATGCCCGCACGCGGCGGGAAGTGCTCACTGATGGAATCGAACCACCTTCGTCTCGATTAAAAGTCGAGGGCGCAGCCAATACGCCAAGTGAGCGTTACTCGTCGGGCAGTGACTCGTCTAGGATTCGAACCTAGGGTCTCTCGGGTGTAGGCCGAGCGCGTTGCACCGCTACGCTAACGAGCCAAGTTGCTCCAACCCGATGCATTAATCAATATCCATAAATTCAAATCCAATAGGCAAAACACGGCGCTCGGGACGGAGCGTGAACACACCGCAGAGTCGCTTGCGAGAATCGAACTCGCATCGCCAGTTTGGAAGACTGGTGCGCAACCATTACGCCAAAGCGACAAATGTGACAGCGACAATACCGCTTGCGAGTTTCGATCTCGCTTCTGCAGGTTGAAAGCCTGCGGTCCTAGCCAGTGGACGAAAGCGGCGTGGTAATCAGGTGGTTGGGATTCGAACCCAATTCTTTGGCGTCACAAGCCAATGCCTCGCCAACTAGGCCACGCACCTGTTGATCCAGCCTTTGCACGGCAGACTATCGTGGTGGATTCGAACCACCGATGCTCGTTTTGCAAACGAGTGCCTTAGGCCGACTTGGCGAACGATAGGCAAAGTCGGGATTGCGCGAATCGAACGCGCCATCTCCGCGCCCCAAACGCGGCGGCTCTCCATTGAGCCCGAATCCCGGGACACCAATCCTAATCAACCAACCCCTCTTTGTCAAGCGCCTCTTTTAGCTTTGTCCGTGTGTTATTTAGCCACGCCTTGCTATGATCGGTATTGCTAGTGGGTAGAGTGGCAAAAAGCCTCCACTTCACCGCAATCATGGTTGAAACCCGCCTACGTCCTTCACAAAGCGCACACTTCTCTGACGGCGTTTTATCATCCGCTATCCACAGCGACCCCCAGCCGAAGCAGCGCGGGCACTTCACGTCTTCTTCCACTACGCTGGGTCCGGGCCGAAGTGTTTCACCCGTATTTCCTCCGCCTGCTGGGGGGTAATCATAATCGGGCTATTCCCCGGCAGTATATGCAACAACCGCCAGTTAAGTGCATCAACAACCGCAACTTCCCCCTTTCCATCACAAAGGGAGCAATCTCGCTCCTGCGGGTCAGCAACCACAATACTCCCCCGTCCTACACAACGCGGACACCTCATTACTTCGTCGCGCGCGTCCACCGATTAATCCCCCATGTTGTCGCCGCCGCTACCGTATCGTACAGCAGCAGTATCCGCACGTCATCCCCATGAGTAACCCACAACTGCTGAATCAGCGTCCCAATAAGCAGCAGCCCGTAGTCGCCGAGGAACGCCTGGTTAGCGTTACTCCGGTCGGTCGCGCGAATATACACCCGCCAGAAGACGGATGTAAGCACGGCGGAGACGACTGCGAGTAAGTATATCAAGCGCGCCCCTCGTCCACAACACCACAGAGCGCGCACCGCCGGACGAGTACATAAATAACATCGTCGGGGTTAGTGGTAAAGAGCGGGCGCGGCTCGGTGGTCCAAGCAGTATACACGTGTTGGCAAATTACCACGGCGGCTGCCCCTTCTGCTCTATATGCCGCAGCACAGTCGCCCGATCGAATCCAATTAATTTCAAAAGCCCCAGCCGCCACTCCAATGCACGCTTCTCCGTAACAACCCGCTCCCCCTCGCACAACCCGCATGGATGCGGACGCGCACGCCACAGCGAGCCAAAGCCGAAGCAGCGCGGGCATCTCACTTCGTCGTCCACGGCCTATTTCTCCTCGTATCCATGTTTCTTGTGGTGGAATTACTTGCTGCGCCACGGCGCATCCTGTCGTATCTTCCCATGTGGTGCTTCAACCGCATGCCGCTGCCCACACGTCGTACACAACGGCTGCTGCACCGCCTGCTTCGCCTTTACAAACCGCGTATTTTTCATCTCATACGACAAGCAGGCTTGCGTGACCCAAGCGGTTAGGCTTAGTGCGCGCTGGTCGGCAGCGGCCTGAAAAGCAGCGTGGTGCTCGCGGCGGAAGCGAATCGTTACTATCTTACAATCATTCATTTTGTTTCATTCCATTTCATTTCATTAGCACTAAATTGAGCACGATTTTGACAGTATTCCACCAGTAACCCAATAGTAAGCCGCTAGTGGCTATTTGTCAAGGGACCAGTTTCTAGCCAGTATGCGTCAAAATGACGCATAGCCCTTGACAAATAGACCACAAGTAGTTAGGATTAGTTCCTAATAGCGGCAGCCTCCCGTGTTGGCAAGCTCTCCCGTTATCAATACTATGCGCGCGATCCCGAAGCCCATCCGGCTCGCTCCCTCCTAACGCTTTGGGCAAGACAATGCTGCGAGGGCCAAATGGCCGTCTCGTCTAGGCAAGAGTATCAACGCCAGTACTATCGGGAAAATCACGATCAGATTCGTGCCAAGCAAAGAGCCTATCGTACTCAAAATATTGATAAGCTTAGAGCCAACGATAGAGAATCTTACCACAGACAGTATTGGGCATGGCGCAGAGAAATTTTTCAACGATTAGGCGAAAAATGCTGTCGTTGTGGATTCTCTGATTCTAGAGCCCTTCAGATCGACCACAAAAATGGTGGTGGATCACGAGAGTGGAAAGCACGTGGATGGAAGCATCTGCGAACGATTCTCGAAAATCTGAATGACTATCAAATCCTTTGCGCTAACTGCAATTGGATCAAACGTCATGAGCGCGGCGAGGTAAATACTCGGAAGTATTGAAAACGGTAGGATAAGCAATTGGCTGACCCACAAATCTTGCAAGATTTTACGCCGGTACTTAAAAATGTGTATCTGCCCATCCGCAAGAAAATCTTTCCTATAAATACTGTTCTTTTGGCGCAAGCGCGCAAGCTCGGTCCTGAACACGTTACCTACGCAGGTAACGACCTGTTCTTCGACGTGAAGGTTGAACGGCGTGGCGGATTCGTTTCGTCTGCAGCGGGCTTCCTACCCGTCTCGCAGATCGCGCGTGAAAAGCAGGGTCGCCTCTCCGTCGCCCGTACTTACGCAAAGGTACAGATTGACGGATTGGCTTTGAAAGCGACCAACAATGAAAAAGGCAGCTACATTAGTGCTGCCAAGAAGATCGTAGAAGACGTGATGGACCAGTGGGAAATCGAGCAGGAGCGCATCCTCCACGGCGACTCGCTCGGTATCCGCGCGGTCATCGGTACCGTCAACTCAACAACCCAGGTGATTGCATCGGCCCCGTATGGGATTACTGGTGCAGGCCCCGGCAATCTCCACCTCGTGGACGGCGATACAATCGCTGTGCTCAACGGCACAACGTTCGCACTACGGGGAAAGACGCAGATTTTGTCGCACAGCAATTCCGGCGACAATACTACATTCAACTACGTGACCGCAGTTGCCGGTCAGGTGGCGAACGACGTTATCGTTACTTGCGTTCCCGCAGCAGTAGACGCGAACGACACCTCGTTCGGTGCGGAACCGCACGGCCTAAAGTCAATCATGGACGTAGAAGCAGCGTTTGCAACCTTCGAGGGCCTAAACGACCCCCGCTGGACAGCGAATAAGATCACATCAACAACCGTTGACGAAACGATTGTGATGAAGCTGTTGAACACGATCCGTGCGCGTGCAGGCGTAGACTGGCGTAAGTCTCCCAAGAACATGTTGCTGCTAACCAGCACAGGTATCTGGCAGGCGTACGGCGAGTCTCTACTTGGTCTCCGGCGCTTCAGTGCGCCGCAGATGGAGCTAAAGGGCGGATTTACCGGCGTGCAGGTTGCTAATGCAACGTTGGTAGACGACCCTTGGAGCCCGCGCGGTCGGTTGTACGCAGTATATGGGCCGGACACCGCCTTCGTAGACCTGATGGACTTCGGCGAGATTTCGTTCCAAGACGCGCCGAAGTGGCAGCGTGTGTCCAACCGTGATGCGTGGGAAGCCGTGTTTGCAAGCTACTGGAACTACGGCGTGTTGAATCGGTTGAGCCAGGGAGTTATCTCGGGAATAACCGATACGGTGAATTACTCGCCTGTTTTTGCCTGAGTTATCTGCTATCCTGGCAATAACTTACGAGCTTTTCACCTACCGCGCTTGACTTTTCGTCCTGTACTGGTTATCCTAGTGGTAGCCAATACAGGCGGAAAGGCGGAAAGATGTACTCGAAAGAGCATCGACTCGAAAAACAGCGTGAAGCACAACGGAGATACCGCGAGCGGCATGCTGAAGAGTTGAAGGCGGCGGCTGAACGCGTCAAAGGCACTGAAGAGCAACGAGAAATTTGGCGCGAAAAAACTCGTCAGTGGCGACGACAAAACCCAGAAGCCAATTTGAGAATTCAGCGCAAGGCAGATTTAAAACGGTATCACGCCACAAAAGCAGCAGCATTTGAAAAGCTTGGGAACACGTGCGTAAGATGTGGATTTGACGATGCGCGCGTTTTACAGGTAGATCACATTGTTGCGATTGGTGACACTGAACGCAGACGCCTAAAGCATTTTGGGAAAAATCTTTGGGCCACCATTTTGCAGGATTCAGCTCCATTTCAGTTGCTATGCCCAACATGCAATTGGATTAAAAGAGTAGAGAACAAAGAAGTCAGACAACCCAAGTCCGATTCACGCATAACCACATCTGCACGTTCAACAGACGGGGCAGGGACTAAGGAATAAGCAATGGCATTTCCTCGTAGTGGTACAGTAGACACGCAGACGTTCAGCGGCACGAAGGATTTCGTCTTCGCGCACTCGTCTGCGCTGCAAGGGGCCAACATCGGTGTTGGCGACCATCTTAAAATCGACACAGTAGACTTCTCTCGCCCATCTGTCGCGCAGCTAACCGGCGCGCTCGGTGGAGCATCCGTCCTCCTCGACACGACAACTGCATACGTCAACACCATTGGTGCGGCGAGTGTTGGGCGATTTAGTGTCCGTGGCGGGAAGTTGTATAAGCTAGAGTGCTCGCCCGGATACGCATTGTTTTCAGGTGCGACCGGCGCACTCACCCTGCAGTGGTTTGACGTAACAACCCTCGGATCGCCTGTCGCAATCGGACAGCCGCTTCAGCTTCTTTCACTAACCGATGCGGGGAATGAAGTGACGAACGGCGATTTGTGGACGATGTATCAACCGGGTGGTGGACAAAACGACATCTTCCTGGTGGAAGTACAAATCACGGCGGTTACTGCACTAACAAGCATTGGCAACACCGCCAAAGGTCTTCCCACTGTATTGATTGAGACGTACTAACAGGAGAAGTAATGTCAGCATTTTTCAAGCATTTCCTATACGGTGTAGCAGCAGCAGCAGTTGCCGCAGCGGGCATGTACTTCGGCGACGCTTCCCACTTCGCCGGTCTTTCCGGCCCACTTGCCGCAATCGCCGTTGTCGTTGGTGGTGTAGTCGCAGGCGCGCTCGCGAAGCTAGCGGCGTACTTCCAAGGTGAAGCAAGTAGCTAAGCAGTGAATACTGTCGCTTGTCAACAGAAGTCGCTCGCCGAGCGAGCTAATGTAAGCGACTGAGGCACGTATGGCGAAGATACATGATAGGATTCTAGAGATTAAGCTGACAACCGCGAATGGTGCGCAGACGATTAACATCACTGCGCTCAACTACTACCGCGACCGGGGACAACTCGACGCGGCAAACCCATTCCCGATTACGTCCGCAAGCATCCCAACTGGTGCGGTCGGTGTCGCAACCAATCCGGAAGTGTTGACCGGCGAGTTAGTCCCACCGCCTACACACATCCGGTTCGTCGCAACCGTCGCAGCGTAATGCTAACGGTCATTCGGCACCGTCCAGAGCCGAATCCCGATGTTGAGCAGCGCATTCGAGCCGAGTTGCAAAGCTTGGATTCGCTGCTCGACATTCGTTGGTTTCCCAACGCCGTCTACAACCCCCGCCACCGCGATTTCGAAGGCCGCTACTCGCTAATCTGCAACTGGCCGCAGTCGGATAAGCGGTGGGAGATGGTGCAGAGCGGGGAGATTGGTGATGCATTCGACTCCCTCGGCTGGTTTTGCGAGGATATTCACGATCCAGAAAGTGTCCCCGTCGCGCCCGATTCGATTATGTCGAAGGTGCTTGAGTTACTAGGCAAGTGTGACAATACTCAACACCCCTGGCGCGAGCGGATGAAGGAGTTGGTGGAGAAGAATGCGAAAGTACGCAAACAGCGTCAGCAGGAAGTAGTCGATAGAGCAGAAGACATCGCGTCAACCCTATGGGGCTTCGTTGGCAAGCACGACGAGACGACTGTAGAGCGGTTGATAAAGGATATGGCGGAAAATGAGTGAAGCACCTCGGTTGTATCAGTTGCCTAATGGCGATTTGCATCGCGGAATGGCCGATTTCAGCCACCTCTCAAACGTAGAGGTGGAACAACTCGAATCAACCGACCCGATGAATCGCGCGATGGCTGCAGTATTGGCGGCGGCAAAGGGGTCGCGTGCGCTCCCCTGTCTCTGGTGCGGACAGACGTTCGACGGGGCGTTGCCGGAGAAGAATATCCGGGAGCACTTGGAGAAAAACCATCCCAGTGTTGTTGGTAAGCAAGTAGATGCCCCTGTGATAATGGCCGCGTTGGCTGCTGAGCAGGAGAAGTCGAGTAAGAAGTAAATGTCGCGCCTCACCGACGCGTTTGGCGCGCTCAACGGCGGTAAATGGACGATAATAGCAGCCGCGTTCGCCCTTGTCGGTTTTGGCGCAGCGACAGCGAAGACAGTTAAATCAGTTAGCGGCATCCCCGCGCAGTTGGCAATGCACGACAGTAACACGGTAAAGCTGACTGAAGCGGTGCATGAATTAACCCGTGTGCAAACAGAGCAATTGTGCATCACGGTTGCGCAATTGAGTCACGAAGCCTGGGAAAAGTGTGTATTGCCGTAAGGGGCGCGCGTGGCGATTACAAAAGCACAAACACGTACGATGGTGCGTGAGTACCTCGACGATCCGAACGGGAAGCGGTGGAGTGACACCAATCTCAACATCGCCATTCAGTTCGTTCTAGACGACTTGTGGAGCGATATGTTGGACGTTGCTCCATATATCAACTCGCAGTACCAACAAATCCCCCTCCCGCTTCACACGCCGGGCTTCATCGACTTGAAGTTGACCGCGTTTGGTGGCGATCTCACACAACGCTTCTACCGCATGCAGCAGGTTATCGCGGATGGACGCCACTACTTCCCCAAAGACCCACGCGACTATCTAATGGTCGCGCAGTCATTGACCAACGACCCCTCAACGATTCAGGCATCAACCGGGATTGAACAGCGGTTTAGCTACCAATTCCTCGGCGATCAAGTGTGGCTGCATCCACTCGGTGCAGTAACCACATTCGTCGAATTGCGATACAACTTCCGTCCCGTCGCCTTCAGTCAACTGGCAGACGGCACAACGTTGCCAATGCCGGAGGGAAGCGAGCAGTCGCTCGTTCTACTTAGTGCCGCATATGCAATGGGCAAGGGTAATGCGGAAGAAAGCATGCAACTACAGGCACTCGGCGAACAGTCGAGACAGCGACTTATGAATAGTATCCGTAGACAATACCACGGCATGACGGTGGCGTTCAGCCCCGAGAATCCGTGGGCGTATGGTGGAACATAATGGCGATTCCGCAGACTCCCTCGCAGCTTACACAAGTCGTAGACAGCAAAACCTACGACGCGTTGTGGTTTCGTCAAACGGGCTTTACGAATGAGCAGACGATTAGTGCGGCGATTGCACGTGCGGCAGCGGACGGTGTGCCATTCGTACGCGTTAGTGGCGTGCTCTTCCCGTATAATATCGGGCTAGTCACACTCAACGCCGCCGTCGCGCTACTGCAAGAAAGCAGCACACTCGCAGGCTACGGCGCTCCCGAAGGTGTAGTCCCCGCTCCGGTCGGCTGGCTCTGGCAGCAGTTGGATGGAATCGGCGGGAATACGTTGTGGACGAAGATTACTGGAACCGGCACAACCGGCTGGAGTTTGGTGGGCAATGTGTCAGCAGTGACTGCAGTTACAAACCGCTTCATCGACTGGACGGCGGTATGGTCCGGGATTAACAACGGCGACTTGGCAACAATCGGTGGCGTGATTGTTGGACTGTCGCGCACGCATCAAACGGCGGGAACGCCGACGATGATGCAGACGACGGCGGGTGGAACTTCGCCGGTGTTGAATGTAACGACGGACGGACGGCGGTCGGGGCAGTGGTTTAATGGTACAGGCAC